CATGCATTTCCATAGATTATAGTCATCAGACTATATACTGTTAGTAATCAAGGTCCCTACTCTTGACAGAACACACTATATAGTATTATGATCCAGCGGTCCCTACACGACTGGCATAATCTCACTTTTCTATTTGAAATGTTTGTTGTTATTCAACACCCCCCCCCCCCCCTCTTCATATGAGCAATTAGCTCCAAGAGTAATGAGTTTTCGCAGCTTCGTAGACTTTAATCTACTTAAATTACTTTAATGCAACATGTTATACCTATTGCGAATTTATATATTAAGCCTTGGTAATATATATATCTTATCCCTCCAAGTAAGTCCTCGTTTGACTATAAACGAACGGGTTGATATTATCCCTTAAATTATCACCCTGAAGGTTGTCCTTAACCTGGCTTCAAACCCAAATAAGGTACCCGTGCGAACGGTAAACAGTATAGACTCAACACCTATATTGGTCGCTTTAGATAGCAACGATTAGAACACCTCCTTCTCTGGGAGTGAAAGACTACTCAGGGTCGAACCCTGAGCGGTAGAAATATTATTTATAAAGTGTAAAGTTCAATCCAGTAACCCTGGCCTTTATTGTAATATCCTGCCGTAGAAATTAAACGCAACATTTGGGTACTTAACTGAATCTTCAAATGCTCTGTCTTTAGTGGAAAATGTCGTTCGTGATCACGCGCCCTAAATACAAATGGCTGTTTTTAATACTTTTTCTCACACCGCCCCCTCCACTGCCCCAGTCCCCTTTACCAAAGAGGTTAACGACCAACTTAACCTCCGCGTCCAAGAACGCATAGAAGCTGACGGAGTCAAGGAGTTGGCTCGGCTTACGAAGGAGTATAGTCGTAAGCAAGAATTGAAGAAAGGGAAAACAGTGTGGAAGTCTATTCCACTTAAAGCAACCCCAACTTCAAAGAAGTTTTTGATTGATTTTGTCGGAGTTTCGGATGATACACCCGAAACTGTTGGCAAAGTCAATCCCACTTCTACGAAACAGATCAAACGTAGAAGTGTGATTGAAGACACAGTTAACTCTGTGTATAACGTAGTAGAAACGAGCAAGGCTCCCTACGTTGATACCTGGACACAAGGGTATCGTTTTGATCGTCTTTTTGAAGCCTTAAGCACTGAAGACGACATTATTGAGTTAATGCAGTGTTCGGTAGATCTTGTTGATCTATCATATCAATTTAAATTTGAAGAATTGAAGAAATTAGATAAATATTTAGCTTTGTTATATAAGAATTCAGACATTGAAACCGTTGTAGATTCGCTTATTAAATATAATTATTGTAAAAATAGAACCACCAATAATTTGAGATCAATTTTCAAAAAGAATAGTAAATTGCTTACCCAACAGTGTGTGGATTTGAACGATTTTCTTAGAGCCCGTTATTCAGATTTGGCTGCCGATAATAGTCATCGAGGCAGTCTAAATTTTGAGATAGGATTCTTAAATGACATTCAACAAGCCGCTGCTGGATTAAACAGCGCAACCCATTCAGCAAATAGATTATTCAATAAAGTTGATGGCATGACTGAAAAGATTGCCAAAGATACCAACGATACAATTAATAAAATTTCCGATCATATTTTAGAACAAGTAGATAGTGTCGTCAAAAACGTTAAAGATTTCTCCCCAAAAGCTTTAGGTTTCATTGACCGTCTTAAAGAACATAATATTATCATAGTCATGCATTTTATTAAATTGTTTTCCAAGAATAGTTTTACTGATTGGTGCCTTAGTTTAGGTACTATTTTATCCATGTTAGGTGTAAATCAAATGATTCAGGATAAAATTTTCAATATATTTAAAGCACCCACCCTTAGATTCGAAGGTAAAGAAACCACCACTAAATTGCTAGCCTTAGGATCCATTATGTTAGGAAAATACAGTCCCACTAAGTTAGTGACAGATATCCCTGCCTTCCAAATTATGCGAGAAGCTAAAGCCATCGAAGATTTGTACCACCTTGTAGAAGATATTGCAAAAGAGTACGGTATCATAGATTCCCCTGAAGCTGAAATTGCCCGTATGATCAAAGAAGATTTGTCCATTTGTATTAAAACTAGCATAGAGCACACCACCCGTATTCAATCCACCCCATCCGCATATTTATACCCCCATTATATTAGATTGTTCAGGATGGATTATGACGCATTCACAGACCTTAGAGATAATATTTTGAAAACTAGTAAAAATGATCCTTCCGTCCAAGCAGAGTTAGGTAGATTGCATATTATTTACGAAAAATTGCATAAAGAAGTCATCAACATCAGTAGAGGAGATATTATTAGACAAGAACCCTTTGCTGCAGTCTTCGTAGGTAAACCAGGACTAGGAAAAACCCAAGTTTCCAGTTATTTAACCAAACACGGTTTGGCTAAATGGTGGCGCGCCAATAAACATCGAGACCCCGCCTTTGAACACCATCTCAACTTTTCAGAATGGTCTGCGTGGTCCGAGAGTGTCAATAATGACAATAAATTCGCAGATGGTTATGTAGGTCAAGAAATGCATACCATAGACGATCTCTTCCAATCAGGATTAGAAGGAGATCATATTAGATTAATTAATTATGTTTCCATGCAAAAATATATCCTCAATTGTGCGTCCCTTGAAGCAAAAGGTACCCCCTACACCGCAAAAGTATTATTGGCCTCGTCCAATGAACTCCCCCAACATTCAAAAACTATTAAGAGTATAGAAGCCCTTCATAGACGAATGGCTGTTGTAGAATGCACAGGTACTAAACTTCCTAAAGGTTCCCCATTTGACTCCAATTTTAAGCATATTTCCTTTAATGTATATCCCGATATGACAGCGTATTTTGCAAAACGTGATATGAAAGTTATGACTATGGAAGAACTCACAGAATTTGTTGCCCTTGGTATTAGAGATAAATATAATTATTGGGACTCGATTATTAAACAAAATCTTTCAGAAGAAATTAGTGTCCATGAAAATTTGCATATTAAGAACTCAGAAGAATTAGATTCATATAGACGAAAATTCATAAACAACCCCGCCAATGGACTTAGAGATTTTGAAGAAATTTTGCAGCATATGGGAGATTTTGATCAAGAATCGTACGTAGATGCAAATGGTGAAATGAAATGGAGACATAGCGGTTTTAGAGTAGATGGTACAGACGATTGGACTAAGCATACCCGTAATTCATTCTTTAGATTAATTAAAATGCCATTTCAAGGAACCGTCCAGCCCCTTAGTGAAATTATTTCCCGTTTTCCCGCGTTCAAAGATCCTAAATTAGTTATGTCCCATATCAATTGGTGGCTCAGTACATCACCATCAGGAGTACTGAAGAAATTGTGTGAAATGAATTTAGAATATAAAGATGTAAATTACGCAGAATGGTACATATTTAAAGCAGATAAGAAAAACGTAATAGATAATGTAACCAAACAGACGAAAGTAGTTTATGAGAACCACCAAGCATATAAATTTGTTCGTCCCGATTTGCGTGATCAACATAAATCCCCCCCCATGTGGACCGGCCAACCATCTGGTCGTGACACCGATGCATCAGATGACGAGAGTGATTATTCCGATGCCTCTTCCCAACCTAGTGAGTCAGATTATGAAAGTGAAAGTGATAATGATATGTCTGAGGAAGAAGAGAGAGAATTCCATGACAGAGAGCGTAGATGGTATGAACGATTCTTCCCTAAAGATTCCACTTTTGATAATGTTTATACTTATGTTTGTAGTCGTTTTGAAGTTTGTTTGGAAAAATTCTCCCATGTAATTAATATGCTTAAAACTAATATGTATAATTTCGTAGAGTACGTCAAAAACACCAACATCATTGAAGTGATTTTGAGTTATATTATGCCAGTCAAAGATTATATTGAAAACAATTCATCGGGTATTTGGAGTATTTTAAGAACCACTTTCTTTTCATCAGCATTCAGTTTTGTATTTATCTCCTTATTTACACGTGTTAGTGAATGGATGAATGGACAGTCCGTATGTAAGAATTGTGATATCCCAATCATTCACCAATATAGAGAGAGATGTGATATAGTTAAGGATTATTATTGTAAAGAAAATTGTAAATTAGGAACTTTCTGGAATACACACACCGATATTTGTAATAACATCCCTGAATTATTTAAAAGTACTGAACCCTTCCTTTGTTGTAATAAATGTAATGATTGTTCACACAGAAATGCAGATAAACGTAGTTTGAAAGCCCTCTTTGATATCATTGCCAGTATTGATCTGTATTCAGCCCTTGTTTTCGTAGAATCATTTCCCAATTATAATGACCTATTCGACTTTTATGATTTTGAAGATTCCAGTCAATCAATGCGTCGCAGTAAGAAGAAACCAGTTTCCATTAAATCCGTATTTGAAGAATTAAGTGTAGAAGATTCAGCTAACTCATATCAACAGTCACGTAAGAAGAAATGTAGTTTTGAAAATTCCGATCAGTCCATGAGAGCTAGCAAAAAGAAACCAATGAAATTTGAAATGACTCGTGGTACCCCTAAGCGTATTCAAGAAAGTGAATTGTATGATTTAGAACATGCCCCAGAAGGCTTTTCCGCCTGGGTTGATTCCAATTGGTTTAAGAATGATTCCCTGAACTTTGAAGCTACCTGTAGTGATGCCACATTACTCACTATGGATGCCGTAATGAAGACCCAAGTTGTTTGCAATAGATATAAACCCGGTTCATCAGTGCCTCACACATTATACGGGTTTGGATATAAGAATTTTATTATTACCCCTAGTCACCTTTGGTTTAATTCAGAATATAAATACTCGTTCATAAGAGGAGAAGATGAAATTTCAATGCAGTTAGTAGACAGAAAAACCAACAGAGATATAGCAGTTTGGTCCTTTGTAGGAAATTCATTCCCCACTACCTTAGCCCGTCACATCCCATCCCGTAAAGAAGCCACAGATAATTTAGCTATCTCCAAATTAGCGACCACAGCCCTTAATGTAAATGACCGTACATATTTCACAACAGTTAAGTGCCTTGAATTGCGTAATAAATCGTTAGTAGTTAATCATCAGGATAGAACATTCGAAAGTTTGATTAGTGTCGATGGAATTAAAGGTAAATTTGTTTCGGCTAAAGATGGTGATTGTGGTTCCCCCCTGCTCTTACAGGGTGAACGTGTTCGTAAGAAGTTTATTGGCTTCCATATTATTGGTGATCATTCAACAGCATATTCCGCCTTATTAGATTGGGAAACTTTAACAGAAATGATGGACAAGAAAGAATTACGAACAGAAATTAAATCAGATGTTTACAAATTAGACTTCCCCAGTAGTATTTGTCCAGTAGATATTGTAGATACCGGTAAATTAGTAGGTGATAGAGGTGCCCCGTCCCTTGTTCCTAGTCACTCCACTCAATATATTGGACCTTATGTATATACCACCATTCCTGCCACATCCACGTCAATTGTCAAACATGAATTATATGGAGCTTTCCCTGAGACTAAGAAACCCGCAGTATTATTAGATTGTGATGTAGAAGATAAATCAAAATTGAAATTAAATAGTGCAGGTGATCCATCAATTATGCAGACCCAATTCGATAAATATTCAGATCCTGAACCTTCAGTTCCTGGTCTCGACGAACATCTTAAAGACATGATAGAACAATTCACAGACCTTATGATTCAAACTATTGGTGATCAAGATATGTCCCTCATGACTCAAGAAGAAGCCCTTTCCGGAATCCCAGAATTAGGTATTGAGGCAATGAATTTAGATACAACCCCAGGTGAGCCATTTAGTCAATTCAACAAACAGGCCCTTAAAAAGAAACATTTTTGTAAACGTAGAGAAGACCCTGTCACAAAGAAATATTATTATGATATAGATACTTCCACCGCCCACGGGAAAATGGCTCAAGACTTAATTGATCAGAAATGGGATTTAGCTAAATTGGGAATTAGAACTCTATCCCCTTGGAAATGTTGCTTAAAAGATGAGACCCGTCCTTTAGAAAAAGTAGAAGTAGGAAAAACTAGATTATTTATGGCAGGTCCCCTTGATACCACCATCATTGCTCGTAGATTGTTTGGCAAAATGCTCAATGCCTGGATTAAATCCCGTTTGTTTCATTCAGTAGGTATTGATTGTACAGGTCCTGAGTGGACTTTCTTGGCAGAATCGATGCTTAAGAAAGGTAGTGATTTTTCCGATGCAGACTTTGGTTCCTTCGATGGTAGATTAAGAAGCGATTTCATGGAAGCAGCAGGAGTAGTTGTCATCAACACCATTTGCCATAAATTAGTAGGAAAAGAACGAGATGAAATTAGAACTATGTGTCATGTTATGTGGGATGAATTTATTAGAACACCAACAGTAGCTTATAAGAGTATGTATCTAATTACTCATGGGAACCCTTCAGGAAATCCCATGACCACACTTGTTAATTGTTTAGTTAATTTCATGTATCATTGGTATTGCTATAGGATCATAACAGGAAAAACCGCCCTCAGCAGTTTTGACGAAAATATCGGATTTACGTGTTTTGGTGATGATGTCCTATTTTGTAGTAATGAATGTATCACTAATTATTCTTTTACAAATGTAGCTAAAATTATGAGAGAATTAGGTCAAGATTACACAACCGCTCAGAAAGATGGATTAGATAAAGATGCCCGTAAGATTCACGAAGTAACATTTTTAAAGAGAAATTTCATTAAAGCGCAATACGGTAATTATTATTTGGCACCGATAGATACAGATAGCATAGAACAACAATTTAATTATTCACATGCTTTAACAACAGATTTCACGACCATTAAAGATCAAATTAAGAACGCAGCACATGAGTCAGCTAGGCATGGTTATACGTATTTTAAATATTTTAAATCAACAATAGAAAATAGAATTTGCAGTGATGAAGATCTTAAACATCATTTAATCGGTTGTGTCACTAATTGGATTGATGCCAATGAAGAAGTCCATAGCATGGCTATGGGTAAGACAGTGATGTAAACGAATTAGAAATAGATTTTATATTGCTTCCAATATGGATATTCACTTTTTCGATAAATATCCCAAAATTTCAGTTAGCTGTCTTTAGAATGTATTAAAAGTTATGGGCGCGAACAATAGTTCTTACCACAACCAGGTTGTACCAACCACCCAATTCAATAGTTACAAAATTCCCGACGAAGGAGGAGCGTTTAGAGTAGTTTGTACTTGTCTTGATAAATGCTGCGGTCATTTAGTTGTCCCCGATTACAGCGCAGCAGTCCCCCACGATAGATATTATGATGAGAAAATTTGTTGCACCGAAAATTCGATTAGAGTAGATGGTAGATTAGTTAGTCAATATGAAGTCAATGAATTCAATGTATATCAGAGTATCGATCCACTTTTCGTAGTTGCCAACGGTCAGATTCTTGAAATTAGAAATGGAGATGGATCCTCCCTTAGTTTGCTTAAACAATCCACCGCCTCATTCATTGCCCTCCCCGACTATAAAGAACCCAAATTTTGCGAAGATTCCGATGGCAGTACCATATGTGTAGATGAAATTATTTATTGTCCCGCAGAATGTGAGTGTGATTATGAGTTTTGTGATAATTGTTTCCTTCATGTTAATCAATGTACGTGTGCTGAAGATGAGAATGATGGTCCTTGTATAGAGGATAGTGATAGTGATAGTGAACCAGATTCGTCAGCAAAGTGTGAGAAATGTGACTACTATAAGTCACATTGTAAATGTAAATGTGAAACCTTCTGTGAGGGCTGTAACAAGTTTGTAGATCAATGTGTTTGTGTTTCGTCCCGCGATCAACTATGGCGTTGTCACCATACCTGTTCCTGTGCAAAATTTGAAATTAATCAGATGGATTCAGGAGAAACCCATGCAACGACTCAACGTACCAAAATAGATATTAACAAACCATCCAAGATAGAGAGTAAATTTTATTCAGTATTCGATAATTCAAATCAACTATCCACAACAGCAATTGAAAAGTCATTCCCCGTTCCCGGTAGAACTCAAAATCGTATAGTTACCTCAGAAATGACCCCTTCCGGATTAGTCGATGTTATTCACCTTACAGATAAAGATAAACTTAGTCTTCCCGAAGTAGATTACCTTATGTCATATCCCCTCCCTAAGCATCTAAATTGTTGGAAATTAGTCAATCCTACAGAGAGTAAACAGTATAGAGGTTCCTACAACAATAGAATAGTTTCATATATGAAGAAATTTAAGCACTTTTCGGCAATTAATGTATATAAACTGACTTGTCCACTTCCCCTTATGGCTAGTGTTAGATATAATATAGAACTTGGATTTGATAAGAGAGGAGTTACATTCGAATGGTCCCCGTCAGAAGAACCAGAAATTTATGTTGCAACCCCCTTCATGTCCCTTACCCCAACAGTACCAATTACAGGAGATGATTATGCCCCTAACGATCTTATGGGTGCCGGTTTTAGGATTACACAAGCTACAGATAACATTTACACAGATGGCCTTCCAACCAGTTACACACCAACAGTATACATGGCTCCCCTCCAACTTCATTGTTACACTCCCCTACCATACAATCAGAAACCATGTCCCACACCAAAACTTACAACATTTTCAATGACAATAAACCCCGGTGTTGATTTCAATATGGCAGATAATTTCTATTATGTATTCGATAGTCAAGTTAAAGAAGAAGGAGACGTTCCCAGCTCAATTGACGTGTGGGATTCAGGAAATCAAGTAGTTATTTCAGATTATGTAGCAGCAGATACAACAGGTTACCACTATATAGTAAAGAATGAAGAACTTAATGAATTAGATAGAACAGATACTTATAAATTTATTCAGAATAACGCACAGATAATTCAACCCCTTACAATGACAGTAGTTAAGATAGATGATGGAACTAGATTTCAAAACCTGCGTTTCGAAGGCTATGATCCGGATTCGCATTATGCAGAGCATACTTATGGGAAAATTGGCAATCACACGACTCGGTGCGATCAGCACTGGGAACAACTATCAACTCA